CTGTTCTGAAGTTACATACTTGTAACCCAAGTACGCTCCACCACTCATGGAAGCTACCATAAGAAAAGAGATGATACTTAAAACATTAGCGATCTTTTGAAACATGATTAAATTTGCAATAATTAAAGCACTTTCAGTTACAAGTGTGCTCGTGTTACTACTAATTGTAGCCCTGTCACCTTTATACGTCACTATGAGTTTAATGACAAGGCAGATGACAACAGAGACTAAGTAGCTAACTTTTGTCGATAAAATCTTGTCTTACAGGCATTAGAACAATATTTTCTTCTTTGTTCAGTTGTAGAAAATATCTTACCACAGCATTTACAAGCTTTTTCTATTATTTCGCAGAAGACTTTTTTTCGGTTGTTGCCTCTAATCTATCTGCTAATACAGCTTCGATTCGCATAATCTGGTCACGACAATTATTAGCAACTGTCACAGCTTGTTCTTGATTACTTTTTAGAATTTGAATTTCCTGCTTTAATTCTTCATCTGTTTTTCTTGCCATAGTTAAAAGTACTGTTTCATTTAATGTAACATCAGGTATTATAAATGTAAACACTATTGTTTATGAAAGAGTTTATTCAAGAAATACCTGTTTTAAATACAAGTGAACTAAGAAAAATTAATAAATACATTAATACATTAAATTTTGAACCGAATACTGTATTTGATGCAAACGGAACCGCTAGAGAAGACCCCAGGATAAGATCAAGCACTGGAACGTCTATGGATGAAAATAATCCTGCAACAAAGCTATTACATGAAAAGCTAAATAATGCTTTATTAAAGTACAAAAACAGGCTTTTTAATTATGATCTTGTTTTAAATAGTTATCCCGTTATTGGTGCAGATGCAACTTCTTCTTACAGAGAAGAAATACAGGTTTTGCAATATAGTGAAGATCAAAAATATAACTGGCATTTTGATGCTTGCACCGACCCAAAAAGCCCTTTTTACCATCGTCAGACATCTATTGTTTTGTACTTAAAAGATAATTTTGAAGGTGGTGCAACAAAATTTAAAATGCTTCCTCATCATGAATATAAACCAAAAGCAGGAAGTGGTTTATTTTTTCCTTCTAATTGGTGTTTCACTCATTGTTCCACACCTTTAGAATCAGGTATAAAACGAGTTGCGGTTACTTGGTATTACTGTATAGATGAATTAGCTTAATTATCCTACTTTTGCTTCTAATGCGTCTATTTTGGCTGACATCTCTTGCACCGCTTTTATTAAAATAGATATAAGTTGAATATAATCAAGACCTATAGGAACATCGGTTCCATCTAACATTTTATCGTTATCTTTAACAAGCAAACCTATTTCTTCAATAGTTTTTCCTCTAGCAATAATTATATCTTCTATCTCTTGTGCTATAAGACCATAATGAGTCTTTGTATCAAGACGAGTGTCGTTCCATTTATAAGTAACTGGCCTACATTCTTTAATGAAATCAAGACCTAAATCTGCATCAGCTATAGAATTTTTAACATTTCTATCTGAATAAGTACTGAAACTTGTAGCAGCAAAGTTTCTATCTGAATGTAAGCTAGTACCACCATAAAATCTTCCGTTACCAAAGTCTGAGGTGTCACCATCTGAACCATGAAAGTCGATATGATTACCGATTTCCATAACACCATCACCAGCGACAAAAGGTATTACACCCCAACGGTTTCCAGAAGAGGAAACAGGCATACTACTTAATTGGCTGGCATTAAATGACGTAGATCCAGGGGGTCCTGTAGGTCCTGTTCCTCCAGTTGGTCCCGTAGGTCCTGTAGGTCCAGGAGGGCCAGTTGGTCCAGTTGGTCCAGTGCCACCAGTGCCACCAGTTCCGCCAGATGGTCCAGGAGGACCAGGAGGTCCGCTAGGTCCAGTTGGACCAGTTGAACCTGTGTTTCCTGTAGGTCCTGTAGGCCCCGTAGGCCCCGTAGGTCCAGCAGCTTGATCTACCCAATCAAGGCCACCCGATCCATCGGTTTTTAAAACCTGGTTAGCACTCCCGTCAGTATTCGGAAGGGTTAATGTATAACTTGCATTAGCACTATGAGGTGGAGACTTAATTTTTACACCATGACTATTTTGAGAACAATTTAGCTGTAGCGTTCCATCTCCAGAACTACCATCACCTCTAACTTCTATACCGTATGAGGTTGTATAAAGTTTTGCAGCGTTATCATAATAAAGCCTAACTTCTGCATCATGTAGACAATAAACATAATTATCACCTGCAAGATCTTCTAAAAGTAATGCTTCACCTCTTAATCTAAGACTACCCGTAGCATTTGTTTCTTCTATATATGAAAAATTATCGGAACTGTCGTGATATATTTTTAAATCATTATTATCTCCGAATCTTAATTCTTCATCGTCTGGAAGGCTTACATCACCAGTAAACGCAGCACCAGTAAGCATTGCTGCACCAGCATTAGTAACATTAGTTGTATTAACTGTTGCATCTGAACCAGCAGATCCAGTGGGACCAGTGGGGCCAGTAGGACCTGTCGGACCTGTCGGACCAGTAGGACCTGTTGCTCCATCATTACCATCATTGCCATCACTACCAGCAGGACCCGTAGGACCAGTTGGACCCGTAGGACCAGTGGGGCCTGTAGGACCAGTTGGACCAGCAGTGCCACTACCAGATATTTCGGCTACACTTCCATCGTCTTTCTTTGTAAATAATTTACCATTATCAGTTCTTATAGCTACTTCGCCTGTAACTAAATCACTAGCACTTGGATCGCTACCAGAACCTCTTTTAAGTCGAATTTCGTTAGCCATTGGCTGTTACCTCCTATGGTCTAATAAGTTCCACCATCTATATTGAAGCTAGATGCACTTTCATCTTCTAAAAATGTAACAAGATCCGATAAGGCAACTTGTTTCATTGTTCCTGCATCATTCATAACTAAACGATCAGCAGCAGCTAAAGTTGTCGATGTCGCAGATGTATTACCATCCATGATATTTAGCTCTGTTGCTGTACTGGTTACACCGTCAAGAATATTTAATTCTGATGCTGTAGCAGTTACTCCATCTAAGATATTTAGTTCAGCAGCAGTGGAAGTAACACCATCAAGAATATTCAATTCAGCAGTTGTAACAGTAGCTCCGTCTAAGATTGCTACTTCTGTAGAAGTTAATAAAGCTAATGCAGCAGCAGCACCAGATTGACAACTAGATAAAGCAGTAAGGTCAGCATCTAGTGGCTGTTTATTATCTAGCTGAGTTTGAATACTGGATGTTGCATCCACTCTGTTCAATTCTGCTGTACTTACTGTTGCTCCGTCTAATATTTGCACTTCTGAAGCACTTAAGTCAGCCAACGCATCTGCTGTTGTTTGACCCATTGTTGCAAGCTCTGTAAGCTTATCGCTATGTGGTTCGACATCCGTTCCAATCGCAAGTCCTAATGCTGTTCTAGCTGCACTCGCACTTGTAGCACCAGTTCCACCATCGCTAACTGCAAGTGTTCCTGTTATAGAACTAGCAGCAAGATCAACAGCAATTTCAGTAGATTCAATAACAAGTCCACCATTAGATTTAATATCTAGGGATAATGTATTACCTGATTTATCAAGGCCATCTCCTGCTGTGATTTGACCAGCACCAGAAAATTGTGCAAAGGTAAGATTATTTGTCCCTGTGACGGCTGAACCTTTATTGCTGGTACAAACAAAGCCATTATCCGCATTTACAGTTCCCTGTTCTACGAAGGTAAACATTCCTGCTGCATCTGCACCAGCAGCCAAATCATCTGCTCTAGCAGGTGACGCTCCAACAATGTAAATACCGTTTTGAGATGCAGTTGACTGATCTTTTACCAGAACTCTATCGTTAGTTGATAAAGTAACACCATCTAAAGTATCGCCATTATTAAGAGCAGTTGATATTGTTATGTTTGCGGTTGTAGCTGCAACACAGGAATCTTTTACATCTAATCCTTGTGATGTGGCTTCAACAAAACCTTTAGTAGCAGCATCTTGAGCATTAACAGGGTCAGCTACATTAGTTATTGTCTGACTATTTAATGAAACTGAACCTGTTGGTGCAGCCATTTGATCTAGTCTATTTGTTCTTACCTGTGTGTCAAAGTCACTAACCTTTGCTGCCGTTAGTGTTGGAATATCAGCAGCAACTAAAGCCCTAAATGTAGGTGCAGCAGCACTTCCAGATGTAGGCCCACTTAAAATTGTATTTGCAGTTCTTGTTGTATCTTTATCGAAAAATGCACCTTTACCAAAAGCTTTATTGATTGTTGTAGCTGTTCCTCCAGCACCTCCCGTTCCAATACCTATATAGCCAATTTCATTTCCTTCAGCAAAAGCTAACTCAGCATTTGCAAGACTTGTAGGTGCTGATGATCCAGTAGATCTTTTTATACGTACTGTGTTAGCCATTTTTAAAAGTTGCCCCCATCGACAAGTGTAAGTTTGGTAGTTGTTGCATCTGCCTTAAATTTAGCAGAACTTTGGTCATAGTACACTACAGATCCATCAACTTTAGCTGTTTCATCCAGGTCTAGACCTTTAGGACCTGCTGGCCCTGCCGTAGCTACAGTTACAACAGAAGTCTCTCCATTAACAGTAACAGTATTTTTAGTAGTTGTAATGTTTACAGAGGTCATGTTGATGTGTAACCTTCACTTACAAATATAGTACCTTCTAAATAGTATTCTTTGTTGCCTAATGTATCTACTAATAAAACATCATATTTTAAAATGTCTGGGCTAAAAGTAGCAGTCTGTACATCCGTTAAGGCTATGCTTACTGATCCTGCGGATCTATCTGTATAAGTTGTTGTAAAATCTGCATATTTTGTGGTACGTGTTTCTTCCCAAACCTGTGCTACGACAGTATATCCAACCAAACTTAGTGCAGCATTATTTCCATCTTTAAATAACAAAGGTATCGAATGATCTGATCTCCTTTGAACTGTAAAATTATACGTACCAGGTTGGATTGCCATTAGCTATACGGTGATGTTCCTAATATATCAGTTTTCCATTGTGCTTTCAAAGCATCTGTATCAACAGCAGCATCAATAGCAGAATCAGCAGGGGCATCTCTAAGTGCTTGTTTCTTAGCAACAATGTCTGTTGTTGAAGAACCTGTCTCTATTGCTTTTTGAAATTCAATATCAAGCTCTGCAAGCTTTGGTGCTCTAGCAACACGAATATTATCTTTATGAATTTCTTTGGCTTTTGCCATGTCAATGCCAAATCCCATAATTTACTCCGTATAAGTCCAAGCATTTCTAAAACTTCTATCCGTAGGAACATCAGAAGTATTTACAGTATAAACTGTCTTTCCTTCAGGACAAGCTACTTGTTTTATTTCATCTAAAGACGAGATTTCATCTACTGGACAGACAATAGAAATACCGCCTTCATCATTTTCATAAATAAGTCTGTAATCTGAATTAGCCATAATTTTTAATGTACTTACCTACATTTTATAAAACAACATTAACCATGACTATAGTTTGATCTGCTCTTCTAGTAGAACCTTCATCGGCAGCACAAATAAATCTAACATGATTTGCGTCTGAAGTTATCAGCATTGGATGAGTATGTGCAAATTGACCTTGAACAGGATAAACTTGATTGTTAGTTTGTACGGAAACTGAGTGTTCATTTGTTGGATTACCGAGACTATCTCTCATCGAACCAGATACATAATTAACTTGATAGTCTCCAACTCCATGATCTGTTACTGATCCAACATTATAATAAGCAGTTACACCAGAAAGACTTGTTCCAGATAAATTAAATCCGCTAAATTTTACAAAAGCTCGGACAAGTTTACCTGCTGCACCACCAACACCAGTATAAAATAAAGGTTCTCTATTAGTAAGACCTTGACCATATAACCCACCAGTTACATGAATAATGCTAGATGCTGCAAGACTTGTACATTGAATAGCAGCCATACCTGTTATGTTTGTAGCATTATCTCCGTTTATATCTCCGCCAGCGTGTAAGTTTCCGTCAATTTGTGCATTTCCTGAGACTATTAATTGTACAAGATTACCTACTGAAGTTAAGGAAGAATTTACTATATTACTCGATAGTGTATTTCCTGATAAGCCACCAGCACTTGTTGAAATAGTTTGGAAAGATAAATTACCAGAAGAATCTACCTGTAAAAAACCTCCGTTTACAACAGTGCTAGGGAGCGTTAAGGTAACATTTGCATTAACTGTACCTGGTGCTCTTAACGCAACATAGTTACTATTATTTATATCGTGAAAGTATATATTTTTTGTTGCACTACCGTCTGAAAATATAGATAATCCATTAGCATCCATGCGAAATTTCTCAAGACCACCAGTGGTAAAACCAATACTGTTAGCACCTTGTCTAAACATTCCTGTATCAGGATCTCCATCAAAAGAAAAAGGTGGAGTAGATGAACCACTAGAAGCATCTCCTAAAATTGGCCCATCCATAGTGCCACCTGTTAAAGGTAGTAAACCTAAATTAGCTGTATCTAAATCTCCTACTTCAAAAAATGTAGCTGCTGAAGAAGATGCTGGATCAGCCTGATCTCCTCCAGTAGATGCTCTTATTAATAATTTATTACTTGTATCATCTGCAAAAAATTCACAGGGAAGAATAGTACCACCTGATGATCTCTGACCGAAATTATTAGTTGCAACAGCTTGTACAGTATTTTGCATATCTAGTCTTACAACTTGACCAGAAGCATTATCTATATTTTTGTTACCTACCTGTGCCATCTAAAAATCTTTTTCTCTATATTACACCCCTTTACCGTAACCGACAGCCTGGAACGTAAATTTCTTATTAACTGGATTATTACTACTATCTTTTATGCTTATATTAAACCCCGTACCAGTAATAATATTTCCTGCTGCATCTAAAAAATCACCATTAGTATCTGTTTTTATAGTGAAGTATTCTCCACCAGCAGCGTTCATAATAGTAATCCCTAGAGCAGGTTTAAATACTCTTAGACCTCCTAAATTAGCCGTTCCAACAAAAAATGGATTTGCAAAAGTTACATCTAATCCATTCGCATTAGTTCCAGAATCTAAAGGAAGATTTGATGTAGTGAGTCCTGTTACATAACTTCTTTCGGTTCTTGATTCAAAATCAGCAGTGATTCCAAGCTGCTGAATAGATAAATTATGTGCAGGGTCTTCTGAAGTTAAAGTTACTCTAAATTTAAAACCTCTAGCTTTGTAGGTTCCATTAGCAAAATCATTAAAAGGTGTAAATGTAGCGGTATTAGAAGATGGATCATCATTTGTTGTGCTAACGCTTATTGCAGCGTTTGTATCGTTAATCTGAGGACCGTCAAAATCACCGTTGGGAGCATAATCATCCCAAAAACTTCCAGCAGGTATTAATTGATCTATCGTATTAACAAAAGCATAAGTGCAAGGTAAAGACGCAAGATTATTTCCAGTGGATAAAAATTGAAAAGTATTAGTTGTTTTTGCAACGATCTCATAAACACCACTAAGCCCAAAACCTTGAAGATCAGCAAAATTGATATAATCTCCAACAGATCTTCCATGACTATTACTTGTTACTTCTATGACAGTTTGACTTTGACCAGAAATAGTAGCTGTAGTTCTTACATAGGTAGCAGATATAGTTTGTCCACCAGAAGCAAAACCAATAGTTTGTATAAGTCTTTTTAGATTTAATGAAAATACCGCTTCACAATCTAATACTGTGGCAAAGTCGTAAGTTCCTGTTAAATTTGCTGTTGGATCTGTTAACTGTAAAGCATCGCCTACAACAGAAACATTACTTTTAGCACCAGAAAAAGCAGCAGCACTACTGTCTCCAATATCTTCTCTATCAGTTATTATTTGTTGAGAATCAATTAGATCAGGTAAATCTAAAATTACAGAAGTTTCACCCTGACTAAAGTTACCCTGGTCATCTCGAAACTTGAGAATATACTCTCCATCTAAAGACGGAACTACAGCTTCAGTTGTGTTACCAGCTAAAGCTTCAATCAAATCAACAGAGTTTTGGAAAGAACCAGAACCATCCTGTTTATTAGAATGTCTGACATAAACTTTGCCTCCATGTATAACATCAGGATCAGTAGCAGGACTCCATCTAAGTCTTATTAACTTATTTGTAACTGGTTCTATTGTTAGGTTTTGTACGTCACTAGGAGGAGTAGTTTTACCAATACTTTGAAAAGATAAGAAAGAAAATGTATCTGATAATTTTAATGCGGAATTATATGAAAATACTTTAAATTCATAAGTTCCAACAGCAGCATTTTTTATCTCAAAATCAGGTCTAAATACATCTACAATTACCCAGTTAGTATTGTTAAATCTGTACTGAACTTGATATTGACTAACACCAGATACAGAACTCCAAGATAAAATTAGTTTTACTATTGCAAGGTTGTTTTCAACAACTATTACTTCTTCAGCAGATAAGTTGGCTGGAGGAGTTCTTGGTTGATTTAGTAATGATAAGAACCTCTCAGGTAATGGCTCTCCTAATTCAATGTTGGCATATTTTCCTGGAATGTAAGTTAAAGCTGTTATCGCATAATTAACACCATCTTGCTCTTCAACTGTTATTACTCTAAATGTTTGTGGCTCTACACCAGATTCTCCTACTGTAGATGTGCTAGATAACATCCATATTGAATTTGTACTTGGAGTTTGAGAAAAAGCACTGGTTACATTAATAACAGTATCGTTATTAGTTATTGTCGATACATCTCTTGTTTCAACTTTTCCATCTGGCAAAATAACACTTAATGTTTTATTTATACCAAGGTATGTATTTAAATCTTTACTGTTATCGACAGTTATAGCTGTAGTTGTAGCAGTTTTTATTCTTCCTGATCTTCTTTCAATAGTACGAACTGGATCGTTTATTGAGATAACATTTCCAGGTCTTACTACTATTCCTGCATCAATAGAGGTTGTAAAACTAACCATTTCTGATTCTTGTTGTTCACTGAAAAGTACTGCTTTTGCCAATCTCATTGCTTGTGCTCTTGATGTGCAGCCAAAAGCTTTAATTGTTTTCTTTACGATTCCAAATTTGTTTATAGCAGCAGTATCTTCAAAAACTTCATAGTCTATTTCTCTGCTATCCATATTGAAATAACCTACTGAAATGACAGAGTGACGTTGTTTTAAACTACTACCTTGATATGAAAATCCACCTTCACCTACGTTTGCCAGACTAAATAAATAAACTGAATCTGATGGTCTATCCTGAGTAATTGTAATCGTACCAGTTTGCCATATAGGGAAGGCTCTCATAATTCCAGATAATTCATTTATAGCCGTATAAGCGTCTGCTGTTCCTTGAATACATACATTACAAGCAAACCTAGCCTCTTTTGTACCGTCATCTAACGTGACTTCTTCATTGGCATACTTAGAAGCTTGAACATAACTAAATAAATCTATATTTTCGTACTTTTTTGAGATAGACGATTGATCTGGAGATATATGAACACCTAACCCATATCTATGATTCGTAAGAAGATCAAGTAATATCATCGAAGGGCAAGTGGTCCATACAGCAGCACCCATCGTTCCATTAAATATATAATTCGCAGGATATACAATCCTACCCGTTGCAATATCGACAGTTGGTGTTCCTGAGTTATTAGCACCTGCACCTGGTATGTTTACCTTGATTCCTCTGATACGAAATGCTCTTTGTGGTACGGCTCTAAACTGCTCTGCACTGAGTCTTAAAGTTGAATAAGCAATGTCGGGATATGCTTGTGGTGTATATACGATTTCTTCAACTCTTGAAACTATAAAAACATCTTGAATTTCATCTACATTACTGTCAGCAGTAACTCTGACTACTTTAATTTTTGCTTGTGTGTAGTTTGCTGTACCGAAAATAGCGTTAGGTAAATTAATAACGTGCTCTCTAGAATAAGAGTCTTTACTTCTACCTTTTATAGTTTCGTTTATTACATCAACAAAAGCACCATTGTTAGTTTGTAATTGAATCTTATAATTAACTTCAGTTCCTAAAATATCTCCGTTAGTTTCAAATTTTTGCAATGCTTGAAACTGGACTGTTACTTCAACTGCGTGTTTTCCTACCGTGAGATTAGGAGTATCGACAGGTACAGTTGTAGTTACTACGGCTGAATTTGTAAGAATTGTATTTGATAATTTATTTAAAGTAGCGTTTGCTAAATTGGGTACAGGTTTTTGATTACTCTCTCCAAATTTAGGAATAAAAGTGACATCTTGAAAACTAAAGTCACTTGCAGTTAACGCACCTATTTTAGTAGTAAACTGAGGATCATCTGGACTCAAATTTATAACAGCAGTGTCATCTAGAAAAATATCAGCTAAACAAGCTTTAGCATAATTAGGATTATTACGAGTAATTCCTTTTTTAGAAGGAGTAGCCCATCCTTCAATCTCACCTTCGGATAATAGATCCTGGATCGTAGCAAACTCTTTACTATCAAGAGTATCCTCGGCTCTTACAGGTTCTCTGTTTCTATTTCCCCCTTTAGAACCTCTTACAATTTTACTCACTATGCTGCTCCTGCGACAATTTGTTGTGTATCAATTCCTGCTGATATAACTACAGATCCAGTAACTATTTCTCCATAACACAGGGGAATACTGGTTCCAGCCCTATCTGTATTTTGTATTCCCGAAAAACTAAATGATATGCGTGGATCTTCTTCATTTGAAAAGTCAGGCATAGTCGGTAAAGGAAATAAAAGATCTGATACTCCACTCAACACTAAGGCTGCACCAATACCAAAAGCAGCTTTAGCTCCAAAAGTTGCAGTAGCAAAACTAGCTGAAAATCCTTTACCAAATGTCAGTCCTCCACCAAATGCTCCAAACGCACCAAAAGATAATGCTAACAGTGCACCTCCAAGAAGAATCTTTCCAAAATCACCAGAACCAGTTACTACGGGCACTATACTTAAACCTTGACTGCCTATAGGATGATGTATCTCATCTTCTCCAACTTCATAATCATCAACAAGTATTTTATAAGTTCTAGTTGCCATATGAGCGTGTAACCCATCAAAATTAGTTACTAAAAATCTTATTGCATCAGCAGTATTATTAATAACAGCATCTAATTCTTTATGACCTACAAAGTCAGCTAGTTCACCGTATAATTTAACCTTTTTGAGCAT